CCCCAACATCCGTGCATAGAGAACAGTATGCACGACGAAAGCCGAACGCAAGTGCTTTCATCAATGTCGGCGTGTCGCAGAAGATTGATACAACTCCTGCACTAATCTGACGGAGCCAGAAATGGTGGGGGCGAAACCTCAAATGACGATAAACGGCATAGCCGGATCGAGGTTTGCTTCCCTGTCCTACCACGAATTTTGTCGTGGGGGGTAGGGGGGCATTTCCTAAAATCAGATTCCGGCATGGAGCGGCGACATCAGGAGCCGCGACTAGGAAGCATGGTCAAGCGGTTCGGGTATCCGAACCAAGCCATCCTTATCCCGTCGTGCTACATAGTGGAACCCTGCTACTGAACTGATGTCGTAATGAATGCACAGATTCTTCTCATCAAGTTCTGCTTTCCAGCGTTCATACCTGCCCTTGGCTTTGTCATCTACCGGCAGGTTCTTACTCAGCCGCGCTCCGATGCGGAGCATCTGCAACTGGTAGGCCGTGTTGTGATCCACGGAGATCCGACCCCAAGGTATGAAATCGTCGTACCTGATCCGGTCGGTCAAGCCCATCCGAGATAGGCCGGAACTTACGGTGGACAAGGACACAGTCTCTCCCGTGTCCTCGAAAATCTTTTCCACTATCTGCCGGTGTGCCATCCCAGCATCCAACATTTTTTCTAGTTCGTTCTTCGGGGGTAACTTCCTGTACTGACCCATGTGCCAATCACCGTCCTGTGTCACCATGCGAACACCTTGCGTGTGGCAGGTCTGATACACATCATGCACTAATGAGCGCGTATGTCAAACACAAGCCAAGCGTTTTCCCGCCTAGTGGAACTGTGGATAAACCTGTGACGCACTAGCCTGCAAGGGGGAGGAATCACCCTGCGTTTTCCACAACCTGCAATCATGTTGCAATTAGGGTGACGACAGGATTAGAATGAGGGACATGATACCTACACTCATGGAAGCCAAGAGAGATTACATAGAATGGCGGTACTCTCAGGGGTACTCGCCGAAGACAATTGAGAACGATATCTCCTCGATCAAGCATCTTGCAACGGTGGTCGGGTGGAACCGACCCGTATCGGATATTCATGGCGGTCACATCCAAGAGGTGCTGGACGCTCGCAGGATCTCCCCGTCCACGGCAAACCTCAGAAGAGCCTGCTTCAGCAAATTCTTCAAGTATTGCCGAGCCATGAAGATGGTGAACCCCGACTTCGACCCACTCATCAACACCAGAAAGAGACCCACGCCCAAGAAGGAGCGGAAACGTGTCCACCCGAGCGACGTAAACACCCTCATAAACGGCTCTGAGAGCCAAATAGAGAGGATTATCCTGGCACTTGGACTGAACCTCCTGCTCAGGATTTCTGAGGTCTTAGATTTGCGCGTAGGGGATGTGGATTTAGAGTCCAAAAGAGTCAACGTCAGGATCTTCAAGACCGGAGATGTGGACTCCATGCCCATGATGTTCGAGTTGGAGCAGGAACTCCGGCGACACCTGATCTGGCTCACCAGCCAGGTCGGGGAACTCAAGCCCGACTACCACCTAGTTCCCGGCACCAACGGGCACGGAACCTACATCCCAACCAAGCCAGTCCGACGACCAGCAGACATCATCAAGAAGGGACTCACCCGCATCGGGTGGGAAGATGTGCGCGGTGAAGGGGGACACACCCTGCGTCGGACAGGTGCCCGACTACTACTCATGCGCCTCGAAGACGAGGGAGTGGACAGATCCATGCGGATTGTCCAATACTTACTGCACCACAAGAACATGGCGCAGACGGAGCACTACCTCGGGATCACCGTAGATCGGCAGTATCGAGACAGAGTGCTCACGGGAATGCGCTTCTACTCAGAAGACGAAAACGTCATTCCCCTACGGAGAGCGGAGTAGCAAGTGGCGAAGATTACGAGTCTGGCGTGTGACAAATGCGGGATTCACGAAGATGACATACCAATAAAGGAGTGGTCTGCCCGACGCGGATCAACCCACTACCTCGGCGAACTGTGCGACGACTGCTTCACCAAACTCGTACAACAGTTCAAGCCCAGCACCAGGGGTGGTGGACGGCACGTTATCGCGGAAACCAAACTCGAAGACATTCAGAAAAAGGCATAAAAAAAGAAGGGACGCGCAATGCGTCCCTCTTCCTTTACCAAATCGTCAGGCTTAACAATCCCAACGTTTGTTCGTCCAACTCCCCATGAGCGGTAATTCCATTTGCCTGCTGAAGCCCACGAAGGACTTCCATCAATCCACGATCCAAGCAGTTATCACCTGGGATGTTTAGTCGCTCTCGAACCTTGACCACAATTGGTGCTCGCTCGTTTTCCACAACGTAGGGAACTGCTGAAATCACACTACCTCCACATCGACAGTCTGTAGTTGTACGGTCACCATCCCTCCGAATCCATTGACGTAAGAAGGTGGTGAAGTTTGCTCGAACTGAACGGCGCGAATCACGCAGATGCGTTCTTCATTATTCGAAAAGTCCTGGAACAAACAAGCACCGCCGCTTTGTTCCAACTTCTCTAACGCCTGAAGCCGTGTCCACGGGTCGCTCGTTCGGATGACCCCGTTGGAATCCTGCTCTTCGTTGTAGGCTAACAGCGGAATTGTGATGGTGCGCGAACGAAGCGGAGCCGGAAGCGCCCTGAACTGCCACTCCTCCAAGACCGGCCCCTTGGTCGTGTCGCTCGAATCACGAGTCAAAGTCACACGAACCTCGAACTCCGTATCCGGCACGAGATCCGCTGACACAGGAATGTTAAGAACCGTGCCCAACGGAACGCTGCCGAAATCTGCGGCATCACCAGCGGGGTTCACCACACGCACACCCAGCGTTCCAGTCTCGCTCTTGCTGCGGATCGAGAAGGAGACTGGCTGCTTGTACTCAGTAGTACCAAACCGAACAAAGCCAGAATCAAGTACTCCAACAGGAGCCTTGACCGTAGCCGACTCCACATAAACATTCGTGCTTGTGCAGACAAGCGCACGTCCCGTCGTACCCACGAAAGCAACCGACTGAGGTGTTCCATTGGCTACCGAAATATCTGAAGCGTAGGCGTAGAAGTTACCCACCTGCTCCCCAAGATCTATTCGCCACAGGCCTCGCTCACCTAAACGCTCAAGGCTTCGAGTCGCATAGACATACTCACCATCGAAGGCAAGATCTTGAATGTCGTCCTCCACGGATAGAGGACCATAAACAAAACCATTACCGGATTGGGATTCAGCAGCAACACGAATACCACGGTTGGTAGCAGCGACGACAAACGTATTCAGGTAAGACTTAAGAGTGCGGAGCACTTCGCCCGTGGGGAACTCAGCAGTATTAATCGGCTCAAGCATCCCACCGGAGCCAGTAGCAGTCGTATCAATCGTAAAGGACAAGACCTTCGCCTGAACACCAATGTTCATGGCAACCAAGATCGCCGATGTGGTTTCCGTAACAGCGACAAAATCCAGTTCCGTCGTCGCGTACTCGTATCGTGAATCCCCGGTCGTCGTGTTTAAGTCAATCGCCGCCGGGGGAGAGGTAGGGTTCCTACCCAACTCGAACACGCGCATGGGCAATGCGTCAGTTATTTGACACCCAACAATGATTCGGTCTTTGACGTAGCCAAGGGCCTGGACAGTCCACGCACCTCCCGGTGCGTCGTACAGTTTCGATACCGAAAGGGACTCGGTAATTTCGTAAAGACCATCGTTCGCCGCTACGAGAGCGTGACAACCATCCGTCGTCAATGCTTGTGCGGTCGCCGTGAAAGCGGTTATCTCAACGACACTAGATGAGGAAATCTGATACAGGTAAACGTTGCCGCCGTTGACAAACCAAGTACCCATCGTGCAGGTGTGAGCGTAAGAGCCTCCGTGGGTTGCCACCTGATCGGTGTCATTCAGTAGGCTCAACTGGCCTTGAGTCCAAACGTCGATGTTTGCTGACTCACGAAAACGGAAGAGGTCACCCTCGTCTGCGTCATAAAAATCAGCACCGGCCCCTCGATGCCACGAGGTAGCCGACCGAAGCCACCAGTTAGAAAGCGAGTTCTCACCCGCTGAAGCCTCTTGATCGACGCGCTCCTTCTGGTACTGCGTCGTCACGCGACTAATAGGATTAGCGTCGTGTGCTGCACTCAACCACGCTTGATTACCTATCGCGTAATCAGCGGCAAACGAACTCCGGTCATAACGAGCCAGCCGATCAATGATGTCTCGACCGATGGCGAACGGAAGTTCATTGACAACTGCCTTGTTATCAGCCATTAGTTAGTACACTTCCACTTCCGACGAGCCTTATTCAAACGAGAGTTAGGATCTTTGGCTGCCCCTGGAAACTTCTTCATCTGACCTTTACTGCGAGCACAGTAAGAACGCTTGCGAGGGCCACCTCCCGGCTGCGGTGGCTTAATGTCCTGTCCCTTTGCACGCAAAGATGCGCGGCCCTTTTCGTTAAGACCACCTTCGGGGTTCTGCCCCTCGGCCCTCGTCCACGCAGCAGTCCGGTACTTCTTCTTCTTTGGGCGACGGTCAGGCAATCTAGCCATACAGCCTCTTCCGCCAAGCCTTCTTCAACTGACGATCCTTCGTCAGGATAGGAAGCGGCCACAGGCGCTCATCCTTCTGTGCCTTCTCCGTGAACGAGATGTGAATGTGCTGGTAGTGGCCCCAATTACCAGGCCGCCACTTCCACCACTTACTGCGGTAAGTGCCCGAGGCGAGCCGACCCTCGTACACGACGTACTTGACGCGCTTGCTACCCGGCAGGCCGGATGCTGCATACGCACGCAACTGGTCGGCGAGTTTCCTCGCCGCCCTACCGTTGCGCCACTTGCCCTTGCCCATGTTCTCGTCAATGTCGAGAGCGTGAACCCAACCATTCTTGTCAGGGTTGTGATCGGACTTGCGCTTAGAGTGCGCCCGATCCCCGATCCAACCATCAGACCGCTTATCCCGACCGGGCCAGCGACCATTGATCTGGTCACGAAGGACGACACCGCCCTTCACCAACTTAGCCATCCGACTGCCGCCCGAAGCGAGGGTTCTCACCGTTCAAGTAATCAACCAACACAACAATCGCCGGAGGAATCGCAACCACAAGAACCGGAGGCAAGCCGAACCCCGCGATGTTGTCCACCACCCACGTCAGGGCAGTCGCAGCGAAGATCTTCAACGCCACACCTACAGGGTGATCGTTCAGAAACGCCATGAAGTCTTTCCACGAGTTCATTCCTTATCCTCCAAATGCCACATGATGTGGCCGTCGATCTTCTTCTCGATACGGTCAACCGCATCCCTCATGGACTGGCCGCCGTTAGGTTTCATCTCTCGATACATCCGGTTGATGCGAGCGTCAATCACGAAAATGAGAGCCGACAGCATCAAGCCAACGATTGACAGGATCGCTAAGACTGCGCCGGGTGTGTCAAGAGTCATTCACTTTCCTTGGACATAGGTAAACCCCCGCACCTCACA